AATGCGTGGATTGAATACAAAGAACACGTTAAACAAGAATCTTTTAAGTGGGTTAAAGTTCACTTTGTAGGTAAAGACGGCGAACGAGTTGAAGAACCGCAAAAAGTACCTTTAACAATGGAGGGATTTGAGATATTTTGCTATGATAATTACGGAACTGTTAAACATTACTTTGACAATAAACAAGGTTATTACGAAGTGTTTGGGGTTATCTGTTCGCGTATAAAACAAGAAATTCGCCAAGACCAAATAACGGGCGGTTTGTTAGGGTTTTACAATCCAAGTATAACACAACGATTAAACGGATTGAAAGAATCAACAGAAACAACGATTATCGAACAACCTTTATTTCCAGATGAATAATGGAATGGTTGGGCGAAATTGCTAAACATCATAAGGATTACGTCCGAACGATTAACAAGTTCGGGGAGTATTTTTACGCTGAAGATTTGGTGCAAGAAATGTACCTTAGACTTGACCGAAACAAGCGACCCGAAGATATTATTGTAGACGGAAAAATAAACCAATACTTCATTCACTTAACTTTAAAATCTATATTCTTAAATTTTCTAAAAGCAAAAAAGCAAATATCTAAGATAAATAATCTACCTTTGGAAATTGCAGACGTTGACAATAGCGAATTTTACGAAGCGCAAAATAGATTCAGAGCGAAGATAAACAACGAAATAAACAACTGGCATAGTTACGACCAAACACTATTTAGATTGTATTTAACGGGCAATCATTCAATGCGAGATATTGCCAACGGAACGGATATTAGTTTACGTTCAATCTTTGAAGTGATTGGGGAATGTAAAGAAAAGATTAGAATTAATTGTGGGGACGATTATTTAGATTTAATAAACAACGATTTAGAATTGATATGAGTTGTGAAATAATAACAATTAAGTTTTCAAATGTAGAGATTGAAAATGCTATTTTAAAATTTAAAGTAGCAGATTTGAAACGTGAAATTAAACAACTGAAAAAAGAATTAAAACGTAAATAATGGCACGAAAAAAAGCACAAGGATTAGGAGATACAATCGACCAAATCACAACAGCAACGGGAATAAAAGCACTTGTTAAATTTGTAGCAGGTGAAGATTGTGGTTGCGACCAACGAAAAGAAGCGTTAAACAAACTATTTCCTTACAATAAACCTAACTGTTTAAGCGAATCAGATTACAACTTTCTAAAGGAATTCTTTGAGGTTACAAGGGGTTCGGTTGTTCCAACAGTTCAATACAGAATTAACCAAATTTACACAAGTACGTTTAACAAACACGCTGAATTTACAACTTGTGGCAGTTGCTTATTAGATAGGATTAGTGAATTAAAAAAAGTATTTGAAGAGTATGTAAGACAAAACGATAATAATCCTGATATTTATGCAGATTATGAAGACGTTACAAATCAAAAATTAATATGATTTGTAAGTAATGTTTAAAAGAACAACCGCTATAAACAGAATAAAAGCAATGAAAGCTAGAATTCGTGTTATACAAGGCGGAACAAATGCAGGGAAAACATACGCTATCATTCCAATATTGATAGACCGAGCAATCAAAGAACAACGTATAAAAATAACCGTTGTTGCAGAAACTTTGCCAGCAGTTAAAGAGGGAGCGTTGGATATTTTCAAAACGATAATGGTTGAAACAAATCGGTGGATTGAGAACAACTGGAACGCTTCAGCACTAATCTACACTTTCACTAACGGCTCAAGAATGCAGTTTAAATCATTCGATAGTGACGGTAAAGCAAAAGCAAGCGGAAAGCGTGATATTCTATTCCTTAACGAAGCAAATCATATTCCTTTTATTATCGCAGATGCTTTAATGATTAGGAGTGCAGAAACGTATATTGACTTCAATCCTGATAACGAATTCTGGGTGCATTCCGAAATATTACCACAGCACAACGCAGAATTTTTACTACTTACTTATTTAGACAACGAGGGTATTTCAAAGGAAACTTTGGAAGATTTAATGATTAAAAAAGAGAAAGCTAAAACGTCAAACTATTGGGCGAATTGGTGGAGGGTTTATGGCGAGGGGCAAATCGGAAATTTACAAGGGGTTGTATTTAGTAACTGGCAAACAATAGATACTATTCCAAGCGAAGCACGTTTATTAGGGATTGGATTAGATTTCGGATATACCAACGACCCGAGTGCAGCGATTGCAGTTTACAAATGGAACGACAAACGAATTGTTAAAGAATTGTTTTATCGTACTGGAATGCTTAACGGGGATATAGCAAACGCACTACCAAAAGACACTGTAATTTATGCCGATTCAGCAGAACCGAAAAGCATTGAAGAAATAAGACGCAGGGGTTTACAAATTTACCCCGTAACGAAAGGTAAGGATTCAATTAACTACGGTATTGATGTTATGCAACAGCAAGAATACTTAGTAACTTCGGATAGCACAAATCTAATTAAAGAACTTCGTGGTTATTGTTGGGACGTTGATAAAACGGGAAAAACAACCAATAAACCGCAAGGTTACAATGATCACGGGATTGATGCACTTCGCTACCACGAAATGGAATCCATAAGCACGAACAAAGGCGTTTACAACATTTATTAAACTTTGTAGTTTAATAGGTATGAGACTTGAAATAAACATACCTACATCAATTGCGGAAATACCACTTAATGCCTATCAAAAATTCGTTAACGTTTCTCAAAATAGCGACGACGAGGATTTTTTAATGGAGCAAATGGTGCAATGTTTCACTGGATTAGAATTAAAGTCAATTGCTAAAATGCGAATGACTGATTTAACCGAACTAATAATTTCCCTTACAAAAACATTAGAAGCTGAAGGAACGTTCCAACAACGATTTAAAATTAAAGATTTGGAGTTCGGATTTATTCCAAATTTAGAAGAAATTAGTTTCGGCGAATACGTGGATTTAGAAAAGTACTTACAAGACGTTTCAACTTTTCATAAAGCAATGGCGGTTATGTATCGACCAATTAAAGAAACATTTAAAGACCGTTATTCAATTCACGATTACAACGGTAGCGATGAATACAGCGATTTAATGAAATTCGCACCGTTGCAAATCGTTAAGGGTGCGAATGTTTTTTTTTGGACTTTAGAAAAAGACTTATTGAAAGCTACCCTGACATTTTTGGAGACGGAGATGAATCAGGAAATCAAAACTCACTTAGCGAAAGAACTCAATTTGGAAAACAATGGGGTTGGTATGGAAGCTTACACGTCCTCGCTCAAGGAGACGTTACAAGATTCGATGCAATCACCAAGTTGGGACTCCGCAAATGCCTCACTTTTCTTACGTTTACAAAACAAAGCGATGATTTACAACAACGAGAATTTAAACGCTTAACGAAATGAGTCAAGACGAAAGAGCAAAAGCACTTCAGAAATTTGTAGACGGTGTTGTTAAACAAGCAAGAACGAATTTAACGAAACGTAAAAAGAACGCTTCTAAGAAACTTTATAATTCAATTAAAGGCGAAAGTAAGGTTTACCCAAATTCTATCCGCATAGGCTTTCAAATGGAAGATTACGGGTTCTTCCAAGACCAAGGGGTTAAAGGTGCAAACCCAAGTAAGGTTTCAAAGAATGCAAAGATAAGAGGGCAACAAGCACCCAATAGCCGTTTTAAATTTGGTTCTGGAAATTATGCAGGTTCATGGCAAAGTTTTGTTACAAATATCGAAGTTTGGGCAAAGCGAAAAAATATAAGATTAAGAGACGAACAAGGCAAATATAAAAAAGGTAATTATAGAACAATAGCGCAAATTATAGCAGGTAATATTTACAACCGAGGTATTAAACCAACGATGTTTTTTAGCGATGCTTTAGAAACGAAACTTAAGAAATTACCAACTGAATTAATAAACCCCTATGTATTGACAGTTAGCAATATTATAGACATAGCAATAAAAGAAAATGTACGCAAGAACGCCGTTTTTAGTTCAAGTAAGTGAGGCAGGGCAGACTGGATCAAAGGTAGAATTGTTTATTAGCTTAACATCTACTTTTCCAGCAACGCCAACTTACACACTTGAAAAGAATAACCCAAGTAGCACAAACAACGTCACTAGATACAACGTAACGCCGTTTGTACGTGAATTTATTAGTAACACGTATCAAAACATTAGAACGTTACCGAGTACAGCAACTTTAACGCCAAGTGGAGCGAGTGCATACATTCAGATTAAGCGATATAAAAACGTTTCAGGAACTTACACTTTATTAGATACAAGGACTTACCGTTCGTTTGACGGATATAGGGCTTATACTGATAGTGGCGTTCTTTCTATATTGCCGTGGAATAATGAAGTATTAACTTTCAATAGTGCGTTTCCTTTACTTTCTTATCCAACTGGAATGGTTTTTTACTATCCGCAAACAAGTTCAGCAAGTGTTCCAAGTGGACTTTTATCCCCTGGTTATTTTACAGCTTTTATTGGAATTTCGGCTTATGTAAAATATATTTCTTTAGCAAATCCAGCACTAACACAAACAACAAATATAGATGCAGTAAATCAAAGATATTGCGATTTGCCTTGTGTTTGGCAAAGCCCAAGTTTTCCAAATACAAATTACTATTTCGGTGGCAATATAGTTGAATTTTACAGCCCGTCCGATGTGTTGCTTCAATCGTTTACTTTTAAGCCTTTGAGAGAATGCCGTTACACTCCCGTAACGATTGACTTTATAAACAAATTAGGCGGTTGGCAACGTGTTTTTTTCTTTAAAGCATCAACGGATAAAATTACAACAACAAGCGAAGATTATAATTTCCTTACTGCCGTTCCAACAGTTAATCAATGGACTATTTCGGACGGTCAAACAAGGCAAATGAATCGAAACGCACGAAGAAAAATAACGGTTAACAGCGGTTCAGTAGATGAAAATTTCAAATTTATCATTGAACAACTTATGCTATCTGAAAGAATTATGGTTAATAATCTGCCTGCTAAAATATTAACAAACGATGCTGACTTATTTAAGATAGTCAACAAAAAAGATTTAAATTATACATTAGATTTTGAATACGCTTATGACGAAGTTGCAACTGTTTATTGAGGGAGTTGAAGTTGATTTGTTCAAAGACGAAATTGTAACGGTCAATTCATCCGTCGCAAACGTTCAAGATATTAGCAAGGTATTTAGCGATTTTTCACAATCGTTTTTAGTTCCTGCGTCACCACGAAACAACGCTATTTTTCAGCATTGGTACGAAAGCGATGTTGTACCTACTATCGACCAAAATTTAAGACGTGATGCATTCATAGAAATAGAAACGATGCCGTTTAGAGTTGGTAAAATACAACTGAATGAGGCGGTAATTAAAGACGGTCAAGTAGTAAGTTATTCGCTTAATTTCTTTGGCGCGTTGACTTCGTTAAAGGATAGGTTTGGCGAAGATATATTAGCTAATTTAGATTATTCAAGTATTGGTTTTACTTATACTGGAACGCAAGTTTATAACAGATTAACGGACGGAACGACAAGTTATGATATTCGCTTTCCTTTGGTTTCACCAACAAGGTTATGGAGCGATGTTGCAGGACCAGATAACATTTTCAATGCAAGCACCCCTTTATCTTATTTGGAGTTATTTCCTGCCGTTCGTGTTTCTAAAGTTTTTGATTTTATAGAGGCTAAATATGGAATTACTTTCAATAGTACATTTTTTAG